TATGCGTTCGCGCCCGTGCTGCTAGGCATCGACCCGGCCCGGTTCGGCGATGACCGCAGCGTGATCGTCCGGCGGCAGGGCCTGCGGATGTTCCCGCCGCTGGTGTTTCGCGGAATCGACAACATGGCTCTCGCCGACCACGTCGTGCACGAGATCGAGACGCACCGGCCGGCGGCCGTGTTTTGCGACGCGGGCAACGGCAGCGGCGTGATCGACCGTCTGCGCCAGCTTCGCCACCGCATCACCGAGGTGCACTTCGGTGGCCAGGCGCGCGACCAGAAGTACCTGAACAAGCGGGCCGAGATGTGGTTCGCCATCCGCGACTGGCTGCGATCTGGCGGCGCGATCCCGAACGACCAGTCCCTGAAGATGGACCTGTCGGCGCCGACCTACGAGTTCAACGCCGCGGGCAAGATCAAGCTCGAGAGCAAGGACGACATCAAGAAGCGCGGCATGCCGAGCCCTGACGTTGCCGACGCGCTGGCCGTCACGTTTGCGACGCCTGTTCGCGTTTCGGCCCCTGGTGCGGCAGAATCGCGCGCTATCACCGACTATTCGATCTTCGGGTGAGGACCTCATGAGTGGACTATTCGGATCCAAGCCGCCGCCGCCGCCGGAGCCGGTTCCGGCGCCTGTGGTGAACCAGGAGATCGTCGACCGCAACACGGCCGACGTGCTGCGCCGTCGCCGCGGCAGCCGCGCGACCATCACCGGAGCGTCGGAGATGGGCAGCACGGCCGGCAGCGTGGCCACCAAAGACCTGTTGGGGCAGTGACATGGCAGACAGCCGCGCGACCGAGATCCTGGAGATGCACGCGCGGATGCAGAACCAGCGCGAGCACTTCGAGAAGGTGTGGCAGGACATCGCCGAGCGCGCGGCGCCGCGCAAGGCCGAGTTCGGCCGGCGCAACGCTGCCCAGGTGATCAAGGGCAAGCAGCGCACCGAGCGCATGTTCGACGCGACGCCGAGCCTGGCGCTGGACCGGTTCGCCAGCGCGTTCCACTCCCTGGTCACGCCCCGGAACCAGCAGTGGCACAAGCTGAAGGCCGTCGACGACGAGCTCAACGACAACACCGAGGTGCAGCGCTACCTCGACGAGGTGAATCAGCGCCTGTTCGCGGCGCGCTACGCGGCGAACTTCGACAACCAGGTGCACGAGTGCTACTACGACGCGGGCGCCTTCGGGAACATGGGCCTGTTCATCGGGGACCGGCCCGGCCGCGGCATGCTGTACCGCACGGTGCCTGTCGACCAGCTGTTCTTTGCCGAGAACGACTCCGGCGTCGTCGACCTGGTGCACCGGTACTGGTGGATGCCGGCCCGTGCTGCGGCGCAGCGCTGGGGCGACAGGTTGCCGGCGCACATCAAGCACGCGGCCGAGCGCACGCCCGAGGCCGAGTACCCGTTCCTGCACTGCGTCAAGCCCCGCACCGATCTGGACGTGCGGCGCATGGACTACCGCGGCATGGAGTTTGCGAGCTACTACGTCGCGGTCGACAGCCGGGACATCCTCGACGAGGGCGGGTTCCGGGTGTTCCCCTACGCGGTGGGGCGCTATGCCGTCACGTCTGGCGAGATCTACGGCCGCAGCCCGCTGATGACCGTGCTGCCGGACGTAAAGATGCTCAACGAGATCGAGCGCACCACGATTCAGGCGGCGCAGCTGGCCGTGCTGCCGCCGATGCTGGCGCACCGCGACGGCGTGCTCGACGCGATCCGGCTGACGCCGGCGGCGATCAACTACGGCGGCGTCGACGACCAGGGCCGGCAGCTGCTGCAGCCGATGAAGTTCGGCGAGAACCTGCCGGTGTCGATCGAGATGGCCGACCAGAAGCGGCGCGTGATCCAGGACGCGCTGTGGAACACGCTGTTCCAGATCCTGGTCGACAACCCGGCCATGACCGCCACCGAGGCGATGCTGCGCGCGCAGGAGAAGGGCGCGCTGCTGGCGCCGACCGCGAGCCGCACCGAGTCGGAGTTCCTGAACCCGATGGTGGCGCGCGAGCTCCAGATCCTCGAGGACGCCGGCCAGCTGCCGCCGCGGCCCGAGGCGCTGCAGGGCGCTGGCGAGCTCGAGATCGAGTACACTAGCCCGCTGGAGCGCGCGCGTCGCGCCGAGGAGGGCGTCGCCATCCTGCGCAGCGTCGAGCAGCTGGCGCCGCTGGCGCAGGTGCTGGGCCCGACCGCCTACAAGCGGGTGAACGTCGACGCGGCTGCGAAAGTGATCTTCGAGGTGAACGGCGTTCCGGCGAAGGTGATCTACAGCGACGACGAGATGGCCGCGATCGACGAAGAACAGGCCGCGCAGGCGCAGCTTCAGCAAGTTCTGCAAGCCGCGCCCGTGGCGGCCTCGGCAGCGAAGGATCTCGCCCAGGCTGGCGCGCTGGCCCAAGGCTCCCCGACGCAGGCCGCTGCCGTGCTGCCGCAGCCATGAGCGCCGCGGCTGTGCCGTGGCCGTGCACCGTTGCCGAGGTGGACGACATGCCCGGCCGCTGGGTGTGCGTGCCCGATGGCGCCGAGGAACTCGCCGGGGCCGGCTGTGACGAGGACGAGGCGACAGACGACATGTGCGACCGCATCGAGGCGGCGACGGTGCACTGATGGTCGGCGCCAACCTGTTCGCCCGGTTCTGGAACCTGCGCGAGAGCGCGCGGGCCGTGTTCCAGCGCCGCAAGGCCACGCCGAAGCAGGCGCGGCCGATCCTGGACGAGCTCCGCGAGTTCTGCCGCGCGGACACGTCCTGCATCGTGATCGGACGCGACGGCCGCGTCGACACTCACGCCACGGCTGTGGCCGAGGGCCGGCGCGAGGTGTTTTTGAAGATCACGCAGATACTGAACCTTACCGACGAGCAGATCAACGCACTGAAAGGCGACGACCATGACCACGACCACGAGTAACGCACCCGCGCCGGCCGCCGGCGCGCCCGCTCCTGCTGCGCCCGCAACTGCGCCCGCTGCCCCGAACGCGGCGGCCGAGCTCCTGGGCGGCGCACCGGCGCCCGCTCCTGCGCCAGGCGCACCGGCTGCAGCGCCAGCACCGGCGCCCGGCACCGACCCGAACGCATCCGGCGAGGCGGCGCTGAAGCTGCCCGGCAAGGACGCCACGTCCGAGCAGTGGGCCGAGTTCTACAAGGCGATCGGCGCGCCCGAGAAGGCCGAGGACTACAAGCTGCCGGTGCCCGAGGGCGACGACGGCGCGTTCGCCAAGACCGCGTCGGAGTGGTTCAAGGACGCAGGCATCCTGCCGCAGCAGGCCGAGAAGCTGGCGGGCAAGTGGAACGAGTTCGTTGCGTCGCAACAGCAGGCGGCGGACAAGGTCGAGGCCGATCGCATCGCGGCGCTGCACGCCAAGAACACCGCCGAGCAGGCCGACCTGCGCAACGAGTGGGGCCAGCAGCACGCGGCGAACATGGAGTTCGCGCGGCGCGCGGCGACGCAGTTCTTCCCGAAGGAGCAGGCCGGCGCGGTGATCGGGGCGATGGAGGGCGTGCTGGGCTACAAGGCCACGATCCAGGCGCTGCACCGCATCGGCCAGGGCCTGGGCGAGCACGACGCGACGGCGGGCCTTGGCGGCGCGGGCAACGCTGGCGCGGGCGAGAAGTCGCTGGCGCAGCGCATGTACCCGAACATGCCGAACTGAGCGGCGTTGAGATTTTCTGTAGTGTTGACGCAACAGTGGCGCGGGCGCTACAGTCGCGGCTATTGGTGTGGTTTCCACACCACTGACGACGGGAAATCCACACCGGAGGTTGCATGGCAACGATTGGCTTTCAGGCGCTGACGCTCACCGATTGGGCCAAGCGCGTCTCGCCCGATGGCAACGGCATCTCGCCGGTCGTCGAGCTCCTCAACCAGTCCAACGAGATCCTGATGGACATGCTGTGGCTGGAGGGCAACCTCGCCACCGGCCATCGCACGACCGTCCGCACGGGCTTGCCGGCCGTCGCTTGGCGCAAGCTGAACTACGGCGTGCCGCAGGCGAAGTCGACGACCGTCACGGTCGACGATGCGTGCGGCATGCTGGAAGCCTTCGGCCAGGTCGACAAGGACCTCGCCGAGCTCAACGGCACGACCGCCGCCTTCCGCCTGTCGGAGTCCACCGCCTTCATCGAGGCGATGAACCAGACGATGGCCTCGACGCTGTTCTACGGCGACAGCGAGCAGAACCCCGAGCGGTTCCTCGGCCTGGCGCCGCGCTACAGCACCATCGCGGGCGCCACCAACGGGCAGAACATCCTGTCGGCCGGCACCGTCACCGGCGGCGACGGCACCTCGATCTGGCTGATGGGCTGGGGCCAGAACAGCGTGCACGGCATCTTCCCCAAGGGGTCGATGGCCGGCCTGCAGCACGAGGACCTGGGCCTGGAGACTGTCACCGACGCTGTCGGCGGCAAGTACCGCGCCTACCTCGACCGCTACCAGTGGAAGTGCGGCGTGGCGCTGCGTGACTGGCGCTACGTGGTGCGCGGCTGCAACATCGACGTGTCCGCCCTGGTGGCCGACACCGCGGGCACGACCGTGCGGATCATCGAGCTCATGAGCCGCATGATCGACCGCATCCCGAACTTCGGCAGCTGCAAGCCCGTGTTCTACATGAACCGGACGGTGTTCTCGATGCTGCGCGTCCACGCGATGAACCGTTCGGCGAACGCGCTCGGCCTCGAGCAGGGCATGGACCAGTTCGGCAACCCGATTCGCGGCGGCCTGAACTTCCTCGGCATCCCGATCCGCCGGGTGGACGTCATCACCAACACCGAAGCGCAGATCAGCTGATCGGCCGCACGAGAAGGAAGGAACCATCATGATTCTCGACCGCGAAAACGCCTTCAGCCAGTCGCAGGCGCTCTCGGGCACGACCCTTGTGCCGTCCACCGACGTGATCGACCTGTCGCAGATTCGCCAGATCGGCGCCGGCAAGGGCGAGCCGTTCATCGTCCTGAACTTCGAGGCGGCGCCCGGCGGCACCACGCCCACCATCACGGTGACGCTGCAGACCGACGACAACGTCGGCTTCGCTTCTCCGGCGACGACGATCACCTACCTGAACGCGGTCACCACGCCAGGCGCGTCGTCGCAGCTCGCGTTCCACCTGCCGCGCCAGGGCCTGGAGCGGTTCATCCGCCTGGCCTACACGCAGGGCGGCACGACCCCGACGACCACGCTCTCGGCGCACTTGGTCCTCGACGCGCAGGAAGACGTGAAGTGCCCCGGCGGGTTCGTGGTGGTCTGACGTGAAGCAGCGCGCGCTCAAGCCCGGGGTGCTCGCCAACCCGTACCGGTACGTCGAGGCCGGGCAGGTATTTGAACACCACCAGGCCATGAACTGGGCCGAGATGGTCGACGAGGAGCCGGCCGCGGACGAGGTGGCCGAGCCGGAGCCTGAAGCGGCCGAGGCCGATGCGGCGCCAGCACCAAGCCGGCGCAAGCGAACGGCGCCAGCCCAGCCGGCTGGCGGCGAGACCGACCCGATCTGACTGGCCGCCCAAGGGTGCATCGGGCAGGAAGCGATGAGCTAACCCCGGCCGCAGCCTGCATCTACGCAAGGACGACACGATGTTCATCCGCATGACCAGGGATTCCAACGTCGCATCGGGCATCGTGCTTCGCCTGGGCCAGACCTACGACCTGCCGCGCGAGCAGGCGCAGGCGCTGATCACCAAGGGCGACGCGGTGCTCGTCACAGCCGACCCCGGCGGCTACAACCCGGCGGCCGTGGCGCTGATCGGCGGCACCATCAACGGCACGTCCGTGGGCGCGACGACCCGCAGCACGGGCGCTTTCACGACTCTGGCGATCACCCGCACCGACTCGTCTGCCACGCCGGGCAACGTCACCAACAACTCGGCGCTCGGCCGGGCCGCGTTCGCGGCGGCTGCCTCGACCGTGGTGGTGACGAACAGCGCCGTGACGGCCACGTCCGAGGTGTTCGTGCAACTGCTTGGCGCAGCCGACGCGACGCTGACCTCGGTCGTCGGCGTGACGGTGGGCGCCGGCTCGTTCACCGTGACCGGCAACGCTGCTGCCACGGCGGCCAAGTCGTTCAGCTTCCTGGTGATCAACTGACGATGCGTGCGGCGCGCCGGGCCCGCTCAGGCGGGCTTTCGTGCGTTGTGATTCCACAACGCTGCCGCTAGAATCGCATCACCCCCACCCGATGCGAGGCAGGCATGGCCAGCCAGGTGTCCATCGTCAATCGCGCTCTGATCAAGCTGGGCGAGCAGCCGATCCTCCTGCTCACCGACAACGTGAAGCAGGCCCGCACGATGGCGGCCCTGTTCGACGACACGCGCGACGCCGAGATCCGAGCGCACCGCTGGAAGTTCGCCATGCGGCGCACGCGGCTGTCGGCGCTGGCGCAGGCGCCTGACTGGGGCTACCAGCTGCAGTACGAGCTTCCGGCCGACTTCCTCGGCCTGGTGCAGGTCAACGAGATCTACCTGCGCACCGGCATGAAGCAGCGTGCGCCGTGGGCCGTCGAGGGCCGGCGCCTGCTGACCGACCTCGCGGCGCCGCTGGCCGTGCGCTACGTGGCGCGCGTCACCGACACCTCGCTGTTCGATCCGTTGTTCGTCGACGCGCTGGCCTGCCGCCTGGCCATGGAAGCCTGCGAGGCGCAGACGCAGAGCGACACGAAGTTCCAGCGGGTTGCCGGCATGTACGACCAGGCCCTGAAGCTGGCGATCCGGCAGGACTCGGTCGAGGCGCCGCCCGACGAGCTTCCCGATGGCACGTGGCTGGAGTCGCGCCAGGGCGCTGGCTATGCGGGGATCGGGCCCGATGGCGGCCTGTGGCCCTCCGGCGTGACGGTGCTCTGACATGGCAAAGGCATCGCCCTTCACCGCGAACTTAAATGCGGGCGAGCTTTCGCCCATGCTCGACGGGCGGGTCGACTATGCCAAGTACTCGAACGGCGCCAGCAGGCTGGAGAACTTCATCCCCACCGTGCAGGGCCCGCACGTGCGGCGCGGTGGCACGCGGTTCGTCGCCGAGGTCAAGGCCTCGGCCGCCGGCCGCCCGCTGCTGCAGGTCTTCGAGTTCAGCGTCAGCCAGGCCTACATCGTCGAGTTCGGGAACTTCTACTGCCGGTTCTACACCTGGGACGCGGTCACGCTGCGGCGCGGTCGCCTTGAGGTGTCGGGTGTTCCCGTTGAAGTCGTCACGCCCTACGCGATCGGCGACCTCTACAACCAGGACGGCACGCCCCGGCTGCGGTTCGCGCAGTCCGGCGACTTCCTCTACATCGCGCACCCGAGCTATCAGCCCCGGATCCTGCGGCGCCTGACCGCGACCTCGTTCTCGCTGGTGACGTTCTCGGCGCTGGGTGGCCCGTGGAAGTCCCTGAACGACACGGCCACCACGGTCTACGCGAGCGCGGAAACCGGGGCGGGCATCACGCTGATCGCCTCGGCCGCGATCTTCCAGGCCGCGCACGTGGGGTCGCTGTTCTTCCTGGAGTCGAAAGACCTCAACGCGATCCCGGCCTGGGAGCCGGGGAAAGCCATCACGGCCGGCGAGCGGCGGCGCAGCGACGGCAAGACCTACGAGGCCCTGAACTCGGCGCACACTGGCTCCAGCCGCCCCGTGCACAGCGAGGGCGCGCTGATCGACGGCGACAGCGGTGTGCAGTGGCTCTACCGTGATGCCGGCTACGGCTACGTGCGGATCACGGGCTTCACGTCGACTTCGCAGGTCACCGCCGACGTGGTCGAGCGGCTGCCCTCTCAGGTGGTGGGCTCTGGCAACGCCACGGCGCGCTGGGCGCATGCGGCATGGTCCGGCGTGGAGGGCTGGCCCTCGCAGGTGGCGTTCTTCCGCGAGCGGATGTGGTGGGCCCGCGGGCAGGAGGTCTGGGCCTCGGTGTCGGCCGACTTCACCGATTACTCGCCCCGGGTCTTTAACACGGTCACGGCCGACGCGGCGTTCACGGTCCAGATCAACTCCGGCAAGATCAACGCGGTGCAGTGGCTGGCGCCCGACCGCGACCTGCTGGTGGGCACGGCCGGGTGCGAGTTCGCGATCGGCGAGCTCACCAACGGCGAGCCGCTGGGCCCGAACAACCGGCGCTCCAGGGTGGCCAGCGAGTTCGGGTCGAAGGCCATCCCCCCGGTCAAGAACGGCAAGAGCACCCTGTTCGTGCAGCGCTCCGGCCTGGTGGTGCGCGAAACGTTCTACGACTTCGGCGGCGACGGCTACGAGTCGAGCGAGACGACGGTCGAGGCCGACCACATCACGCAGACTGGCGTGCTCGACATGGCGTTTGCGCCCGAGCCGACGCCGATCGTGTGGGCGATCCGCGGCGACGGTGCGCTGATCGGGTTCACCTGGAACAACGAGCAGAAGGTCCGCGGCTGGCACCGGCACCCGATCGGCGGCGACGGTGTGGTGGAAAGCCTGGCCGTGATGCAGGCGGCAGAAGGCGACCGGCACGAGCTCTGGCTGGTGGTGCGGCGCACGATCGACGGCGTCACCAAACGCTACGTCGAGTACATGGAGCGGCCCTGGCGCAAGGGCGATCCGCAGTCGCGGCAGTTCTACGTCGACTCTGGCCTGACCTATGACGGCGCTCCGGCGGCGACGATCTCCGGCCTGGCGCACCTCGAAGGGCAGACCGTCGACGTGCTGAGCGACGGCGCGCCCCATCCGCAGCGCGTGGTGACGGGCGGTCAGGTCACGCTGCAGCGGCCGGCGTCGATCGTGCAGGTTGGCCTGCCCTGCCCGTGCCTGTACCGCTCGATGCGCCTGGAAGCTGGCGCCTCCGATGGCACGGCGCAGGGCAAGACCAAGCGGATCCACAAGGCCGTGCTGCGGTTCCTGAACACCGGCGGCGGGCGCTACGGCGGCGCTGAGGGCGCGCTCGACGACCTGCAGTTCCGCACCTCGGCCGACCCGATGGGCGCGCCGGTACCGTTGTTTTCAGGCGACAAAGTGGTGTCCTGGCCGGACGGCTACACGACCGACGCCTACATGATGTTCGTGAACGATCAACCGACCGCGGTGACGCTGGTGGCGCTGGCGCCGCAGGTGGTCACGCAGGATGCGCGATGAGGATCGAAGCGTTCAGGCCCGAGCACCTGGAGCGGTTGCGCCTGCAGCCGGCCCAGGCCTATTTCGAGCAGCAGTTCTCGCAGCCGGGCTACGCGAGCATGCTCTCCAATGGCCCGGCCTTCACGGCGCTCGACGGCGACGTGGTGCTGGGCTGCGGCGGCGCGGCCGAACTGTGGGGTGACCGGGCTTGCGTGTGGTCGCTGCTCTCTGACCGCGCCGGCCCGCACATGATGGCCATCACCCGGGCCGTGCGCGGGTTCATCCTGCAGCTGCCGTACCGCAGAATCGAGGCCTTGGTCGACCGGGAGTTCGAGGCCGGTCACCGATGGGCGCGCCTGCTGGGCTTCGAGTGCGAGACGCCGGGCGGCATGCGCAGGTTCACGCCCGATGGGCGCGACGTGAGTCTCTACGCGAGGGTCAGGTAATGAGTGGATTCGAGATCGCCA